TATCTATTACAACTACTTCTTTGTTTTTATCTTTAGCTAATTGAGAAGCCCAAGTTTGACCTTCACTTGGATGTTTTTCGTAAGGTAAAACTAAAACCCCACCATCACCTTCAGCGTGGTAGTGGTCTTCTAAAAGTACTTCAATATTTGTACGAGATGTTTTCCCGTTTCCTGCAACGATTACGTAGTAAGTCATTGGCCCTCCTAGACCAAGACTATATCAACCTCAACGGTCTAGTCGAGTTGGTTGGGTAACGGCGGGTCTATAGGAGGTAATACTGTCAGCTAAGACGACTAAGAAAGGGGATAAGAACCCACTAGCAACTGTAGTAACTATAAACAAAGGTATAGAGGTTACCCCAGTTAATCCAACCCCAACTGCAGATAAAGCAAGGGCAGCAATTGCTCTATAAATTCTTAAATCAATTAGTTGTTCTATTACAGCTAAAAAGAAAGCTGCAAAGCAAGCGGAAAGAATTAGTTCTAACATACTTCTATACTACTACTAGTCTGGTTGAGAAAAATACAAGGCAAAGGTAGAGCCAAGTAATACATTTTTGCTTATTTCTCTTTTTAATCTATCTTCAACAGAAAATCTATTTACATAAAGATGGCTTCTTGACGAGTCGGTAGCGCCTTCCCAACTTATTGAAGCAGAATCTTCGTAACCACTTCTAGAACCGTCAAAAAAATCTAAAATAAAAGAAGATTTTTCAAATAACGCATCTTCTAAAAATACAATTTCTCCTGGGGCAGAAGGTGTCCAAGATAGTTTTACAGAAGCTTTAGCAGCGTTTGTTGGAGCATTTGCCGTAACAGAAACTCTATACCAAATTCCATCTGGATGCGCTGTTCCAGAAACTGTAGCTAAAGCTATATTTGCATTTACAACAGCGTAACTAACAGTATTATTTAAAATTGATAAAATTTCCCAAGTTCCATCATAAGGGGCTCCTAATCCATCAACAACAATAAAAGACTTGTCATTTCCAGCATAATTTAAAAATTCATATGGTTCATTTAAAGTTAATGTAGCAACGTTGGTATTTAAAACAGCTTGAGATACGTTATACACAGGAGGACATTTAGTAGGCAATCCATTAACCGTTGATATTAAAGTATTAGAACTTGTATACCAACTTATAGAAGCAGTAACTAATTCACTAGTATTTTCTGGTTGTACATATGCACTAAAACTATAATCGTTAGAAGGTAAAACGTTAATATAGTCTGTTGTAGAAGTGTGACCTTGTACAGTAACTAACGACACCCCACTTGGAGTTACTTTTAAACTATCTCCAGCTATTGAAACTAAACCAGATGGAGATACTGCAGTACTTGCTACAGGAGCAGCCGCTCTTAAATATGAAACAGTTTTTCCTATTGGATTAGACGCGCTTACTGTATAGGCTCCATCAAATGGAGCACCTACTCCTGATACAACTATGTTGTCGTTAACAAATATTGGTAAATAAGAATCGCTAACAGTCAATGTCGCTGTTCCGGCTGTTAATTCTTTATTTATAACTACGAACTCTTTAATGTCTACCCCTGGCTTTGATGAGTCTAATGTAAGAGCCGCGTTTGTAGCAGACCAAGGTGAGGATGAAGTAGTAAAAGTAGGATTAGGTAATTCATTTATTCTATTAGCTAAAAGATTTATATTAATTCTTCTTGCATCTTCAAATGCTGTTTTAGAAATTGCTTTTTCAAATTGAGCTGAATCAAAGTAATGAACTTCTGAAATTGCAGTATTACTAATTTCTACAGAAACACTTGCATAATGAGCATCTGATGGGGCTATAGCTGTTGCAAAAGGTCTAAGAGTTGGGCTATCCCAAGCTAAAGTAGCATTTGATACAGGAACTCCTTGTTGTAAAGTTCCTAGAGCTACACCAAATCTGTCATAAAATTGAATACCTAATCTTATATTTCTTGTTGTTGTAGCAGCTGCGCTAAAAATGCTAAACGTATAGGTTTCACCTTCAGTTACAGGTATTCCTTTTGTAATAGGGGCGTCGGCACCGCAGAAGCAATAACCCAATTACCTATTGATTCTTCAAAAGATGAATCATTGTAATCAAGAAATAAATTTTTTCCTTGGGTTATTTCTGCGTCATACCCACTAAAACTTTTTACAAACGTTAAAAGACCGTCGTAGGTTCCTTTATTTTTATATACGTTAAATAAATTTCTTAATAATACTCTTTGTTGTTTTAACCCTACTTCTGGTTCAAAACATCCTCCAAATTGTTCTAACATTTGAGGTAATAAACTTCCAGGTAAAGACTCTGTTTTATATAGATTTAAAACGTTTAAAGCATAAGTTTTTGTTAAATCGTACTCAAATCCAAATATATTTAAAAAACTTTTTAAAAATAGATTGTCTGTTTCTGATAATACGTCACCAGTTAATGAATTTACTTTATAAGAATCTGGTAAATAGTTGTATAAATCGTTAGAAGTGTTAAAGTTTTGAACAGAAACCCCTACTGCGTTTGCCGCTCTTAACCAAGTAAAATTTATATTTTCTCTAACGAATATGCTATAGTAATAAAATTTTCCTTCAGTTAATAGTTGAAGTTCCCCATCTATAATGTCTCCCGCATCTAAATATTCAGTAGGAGCTTGGTCAATAAATTCATCTACTACTACAATTCCATCTGCAGCACTTACTGGAAATCCATAAGAATTTCTAAGCACTCTAATTTGAGACCAATCACCAGTAGGGTTAGTCCAAGATAAAGAAATACGGCCATATCCAGAAGAAAAAGCTGTAAAAGGGTAGGCATTAAAGTCACTTACTGTAAAGGGACCGTAAAAACCTATACCATAATAATCTCTACCGTATTTAGCCATGTTTTATTTAAAATACTCCAGCAATAACTAATCCTGTTAAGTCAGCAATATCTGAAGAAGTTGCTGCAACACCACTTGTTGTGTTTAAGTTACCGTTTTGGTCTATCCATGTTCTAAGTGTATTAGAACTATTTCTCCATTCTTGAAGATTTGCGGTTTGACCAACGGCTGCTCTAATATTTAACCCAACTACACCAATAGCAGACGGAGTAAGAGTATCTCCACCAGTTTTATGTACATATTGATTATGAGAATCTGCAACTATTCCTATTTCAATATTTGCAAGTCTTGCATTTAATGTGCCATAGTTTTGAGAAGCAACATTAAAAGTTCCACTTGAAGAAGGTGAAGTAGAGGTTGCAATATTTGTTCCTAAATTAGTTTGAATTGCTACTACTTCATCTTGAAGTGAGTTTACGTGAGAGGAGTCTACAATCTCAGTAAAGTTTGTTTTTGCTTGATATGATTTTATAGCTCCTGGGTAGGTTGCGGCCATGTTTTCTCCTTTTAGGCTATTCCACCGGACGGTGTAATTGTTAAAGTTCCTGCTTTAGGTATTTCATTATCAGAACATATAATGTCACTTACTGCTTCTATTGTTCCAGTAAGTCCTGTTAAAGCTAGAAGAGTTGTTGTAGTTCCAGTAACTGTAAATGTAGTTGTAGTTGGTGCAGATGCAACAGCATAGTTTCCATTAACGGTGGCGTCTACACTATCAATTGTTACTCTTACTCCAGGAGAATAATTATGAGGAGCTGAAGTTGTTAAAGTAATAGTTGGGGAACCAGATGCTCGTGAAGCAGCAGTAATTGAATTTGCACGGTCTAATATATTTAAAGTTGAATAAGCAACTCCAGATACTGAAGATATTTCAGTTAAAATATCTTGCAATGTTATTCTGTCTTTAAAATTAACATTATCAAACGCAAGAAAATTACTTAATACAGCTTGAACAGCGTTTGTAACAGTGCTTTGTCTGTATTGGTCTAATACTTGAATATCAATATCAATATCAACTTCTACATATGAAGGAGGTTGCAAAGTTAATGTTGTTGTTGGAGGCATTTTATCTACAAAAAACGTTTGAACTGTAGGTTGTAGGTTAGTAAACACTAGTGTTGGAGTAATATTATCTATTTCTACTCCAGGGTCCCCAGACGGTGCGTAGTACAAAGTTATACTGTTATAAGTGTTAGCAATTGCGTTTGCTTTTGCTATACCTAAAATTTGAATTGCTAAAGAAGCATAGTCTTCTAAAGTAACAGCTCTATTTAATGCTCTAATACTAATTGGGGTGTTTAACCTTACTGAATCAGTAGATTCTGAATCAGAACCACCTGTTGCACCATCTTCATTATTTACTTGAAGACCTACTTGATAATTAGTTACTATTTCAGTTAATGTATTTTCAGATACGTTTCCAGCATCTCCCGCCCCAACTCTATACACCGCTTCAATAGTTGCGTTTCTTGGAGGAATTCTACCTCCAACGTTATCGCCAAATATTATATAAGTTCTATCTTCAGCATCTATATCAATAGTAAATACAGGGTCATTACCTGAATAATCTACTAAATAATCAACGTATGTATAAACTACTCCATCTATTGTAATTTCTATACTGTCTTTAATAACAGGGTAGTCAGCTAAAATATAAACTTGGTCTGCTAAACCACTTGAAACTCCAAGTGCATCTATACCCGTTTCTTCAACTGTGTATCCTTGAGTAGCAGTTACTGTTACTGGGGAGCCTGCGGTCAACCCGCCATCTCCAGATGCGGGAACAGTTATTGCTGAATCTGTTTCAAATATAATTTCAACATTTTCGCCACTAACAATGCTTGTAGTAGATATTTGAGTCCCAGCAGGAACAACTTGTGCAGAAGTAGCAAAAGTACTAAAAGATAAAGTTACTGTTGCTGGGGTGCTAGGTGTAGGAGTATAGTCTAATAATCTAGCCATTCTAAGAACACTGTCTCTTTGACTCGCAGTTAATATAAATGATTCATTAGCTGCTCTATCAATGTAATAACTCATAATGTCGCCCATATAAGCAAACAGTTCTATTAATGTAATACCAAAATCAGAAGCGTCTCTATTTTTCCATTCAGGTAAAAAATATTGAATAAGAGATATCATGTCATCTCTAATAGCTTCAAAATCTCTAGAGGTGTAATCTATCTGTGGCACTACATTTGGCTCAGCCATTAGTTGTTCCCTTCAAGTAGGTCCCCAGACCTAGTAAACGTACCAGTACTTATTTTAACCTCATCAGTGGTTTCATTTGGAAGCTTATAACTTATTGTAATATCTAAATGCATTGTATTTAAATCCAGTTCTATATATAAATCTTGTAAAACCAAAGAAGGAAGCCATTGAGAAAATGCTTCTCTAACTGTAGCATCTACTATAGGTATTGCAATCGCTTCATTTTCAAAAATAGCAGTTTTTATTTGTGTTCCATAATTTGGTCTCATAACTCGTTCATTAAGACCAGTCATTACAGCTAAAAATACTCTATCTTTATATATTTTATTTTCATTAGTAGTAAAAGAAATACCATAGGATTCACTAATAGAAAATGGAAGGGATATAGCTCTTTGAGTAACCACTAAAACACTCCCATCCAAACTGGAAAATTAGGGTCTCCGCCTTCAAACATGACCCATACCCCATCATTAAGTTTAGGGGTTTTATAGTGAACTGTGTGCTGGGAAGAGCCTGTATCTCTAGGGTCTGACGCAGAGGCTCTAGTAACTGTTGCCGAATGACTATGAGAAGGAGTGCCGCCAGAACCTATAGTCACTACATGGTTTAGATGAGTTTGGTAAGCAGAAGCGGGAAGACAAGGCCATGCCCAATCAGTTACTTGTTCTCCAAGAACTTGAGGCACTTTTACTCTAATCCTGCTTTTAGAAATAGGGTCTTTAACATCTAAACAAATACCCCTATAGATGCCATAAAATTTTTTATCTATCTCCCCACCTAACAACAGCACAACCTCCGTCTAAGCCTTTGAGCAACAAAAATACTTCTATTACTAGATTTATTTTGTCTTAGTCTAACATCTGCTATATCACTTTCCCAATAAGAGTACGATTCATTCCTAGCTTTTGATTTTGTTCTATTAAAATTTTTTCCTTTTACAAAAATTAAAGAAGATTCATTTTGTGTTGGTAATAGTCTAGTTTTTAGTATTGGTGTAGGTTTAATAGGTATTTGTCTAATATTTGGTTCTACATATATTTTACTTTCATTTTCAGGAAAAGAGTATTCATTTTGTGATGTAGTAGTAGATGGTCCAAGAGAATCTACTCCAACTTCTATATTTGTTGTGTATTTTGTTTCAGTTAAACTTATGTAATGCACAATGTGTTCTACTGAAAGTAATATCCAATATCCACTATATTCAGTTCCTATTCCACCTAAATATATTGGTAATCCTGGAATTAAATTAGGAGAACCTACAACTCCACCGTGAGCTCTGTAAGGAAATTTAATCATTTCATTAAAAGCATCAGCATGAGATTTAGCAATGTCCATACCAGGCACTACAGTGTTTACATCAAAACTATCAAATGAAGGAGGTTTTGTTATTTTACGTTTATTTGATTTTAATTTTTGTTTGCTATAAGAATTAGATTTTTTAGTAATTGGATTAACGCCATTAAAAGATTGAGCACTTTTAGTAGCTTCAGGAAAAGGAATACTTTCTCCTACAATTGGAGTAAAGTGATATAAATCAGAACCTTTTATAGTAGAACCAGAAGTAGCTAAGTTTTGCAAAGTGTAAGACGGAGCATAGTTTTTATATTTTTTATAATATTCGTCTATAGGTTTAAAAATTAATGTTGTACCGTCTACTCTAAATAAATAACCACATTTTTTAGCACATTTAACTAAAAATTCCCAATCACTTTCCCCGTGTTGAGCTAATTGAGAAAATACTCTTTTATGAGGAGTTATATCAGCAGCAAATTTATATTTTTTAGCTATAGTTTTAGCTATTTGAGATACTGTTACTTTTTTCCAAACCTTCTGAGATTTTTGTTTCATTCTGTATGATGCACCTATAAAAGTAACTTCTATAAATCTTTTTTCGGTATTCATAACTTTTTTAACATGATGAACAAACCCTGAGTAGGAATCTATTCCTTTAATGCTTCTTAACGTTATTGTCATAGGTGTTCCAGGAGGTATTAATTTCTCAGATAAATCCCAATTTTTAAATACTACAGTTCCAAGGTCATGTTTATATCTATCTTGTTTTATTTTTGCTGAATAAACTTTTGGAAGTTTTTTTAATTTTATTGTAGGAAAAGAAATAGATATTGTTTTATAAGACATGTTATTCCACTATTGTTTCTATTTTTAAAATAGTTCCTACTGGAATATTATTTGGGTCTTTTATTTGTGGGTTTTTATTTAATATAAACCACCAAGAACTTGAGTCTCCGTAAAACCTTTCAGCTATTGAATCAAGCCTATCCCCCTGCACCCAAGCGTATTCAAAATAATTAATGGTTCCTATATCAGGTGTTGGATAAAACAAAACTGGATGCACGTCCGCGTCTTTGTCTAGTGCAAAATAATCAATTATTGCGTACTCATATCTAGAATTTTTGTTTATCATTTATTAACCTCTACCTGGTCCTCTTTTTGGTTGCGTACCAAAAGAACTAGGTTGGTCTCCAACATTTTGAGATGCATTTGTATCTTGATTACCAAATCCATAAGCACTCAAAACTTGCAAATCAATATCAACAGTTGATTGAATTGGAATCATATCTTGAGTAAACATTGAATGAGTTATAGCCAAAGATTGTACAATTCCAACTTGAGTATATGGACCAATATCAACTCTTACTAAAGTTGGAATAATAAGTCCAATATCAGACGTATCTTGATTTGCAGAGTTTTTTAAATTATCCCCGTTTATTGTTTTATATAAAAATTCTATATCAGCTAGTGTTCCTCTTTTTTTCAAATCAGCAATTAATGCTGCGTAATCTCCGGTTAGTCCAGCGTTAGGTCCGTAATATTGAGTTAAATTTGAAGAATTATTAGATTTAAAACAAGCAAAATCGTTTATTCTATTTAACTGTAATTGGAATCTAACGGTACCAGTTCCTTGAAATAAATTTAAAAAAGCTAAAGCATCAGTAGCAGCTGGCACAACATTTGCTGAAACACCAGTTGAAGCTTGATATTGGGTAGGATTCCACATAAATTGAAATCCATAATTTATTTTTTTTCTTGCAGCTTCTGACGCTTGTTGTTGATTTACTACAGATTCTTTAGGACCAGCATTTCTTAAAAATCTACCTATTCTTTCTCCAAATCCAAAAGATGTACTTGAGTTTGCTAAATCTGAACGATTAGATATTAAATATGATGGACTAGGTTCAGTACTATCAACTAAAGAAGCTAAATCAGCGTATCTCCAAATTTTTCCTCTTCTACTGTAGCTAAGAGTAGAAGAACCACTATTTATAACACCACTTCTAGTTTTTCCAGGTAGTCTTTCGTGGTCAGCTGTTGATACAGGCAAACTCCAACTGTGTGGAGGTAAATTAAATTTATAACCAGCTGGCCAAGATAAACCAGATTTTTTAACAGATTCTTTAGGATTAACCATTATGATGCTCCTATCATAGTTACTATACTTTCATATTTTAATTGTCTTTTAATTGCTTCTACTAAATCTCTTGCAGATATATTTGCACCGTTAATACTAATGT